GCAATATTATATTGAATATTGTTCACACTACGTAAAGAAGCACCAACAAGTTTATATTCGGCGATTGGCTCAAGGTCTTTATCTAGCTGTGCAAGTTGAATGAAGAAATCATCATCAGGAGTACCATACTCACCAGTAGATGTCTGATCATCAAAGAGTGAACGAGAAGCAGTTTCAAAATAATTGCGAAGATTACTATCAGCATCAAGATAAAGAGATAATGAGTATGCTTCTGAGCCTGGGTAAGTGGCTGTACCAGGAATGTTAAGATTTAGTCCCATATATGGTACTGCTACATTAGTAATATTGCGACCAGGTAGAGATGCTGTCTTGACATAAATAAGGTCACCTTCCTCCAGAGCAGGTACACCTTGAAGCTGCATCTGAGTTACACGGAAAAGAAAATCACGTGAAAAGTCTTTATCAGCAGCTGTGCGATAAAAGTTTTGAATATTCTGATTTACAGGCATACTAATATTTATGCTTCCAACCGTTAGATTATAAAAAAAGAGGAGGTCTTTCGACCTCCTCCTGTAAATTTATTTAAATTTATTAATTTAAGCTCCGATAAGCTCTTCGAAGCTAGCATCTGTACGGGTAGCATAGAAGTTTACCAAGATAAACTCTGCAGTACGTACTGGCTTCAGGTAGATATCAACAATAAGCTGATTCTGGTCAATTACTTCAGCTGTGTTATTACGCTCGTCGCAAACAATCATAAAGTCATATAGACCATCAGCAGCTTTAACCCGCTCAAAGAACGGTATCAATGTATTAACAACTCGTGTTCTTGTAAACAATGTATTGTTCTCAAAGAGGAAGAATTGCATTGTCTTCTTAGTAATCTTCTCAAGATATAAGAATGTACGGCGAACGTTAATACGATCAAATGCACTTGGCTTTCTTAGCAAGGTTTTCTGTCCAAAGAATACATTACCTTGATCAGCAAAGTTAGCAATTGGATTAAGATTACCTGTATAAAGATCATCACGTTGACGTTGGTTAGGTGTAACGGCGATGTCAGAAGCATCTGTAACAATACCACGATTGAATCCAGCAGGGGCGCCCCATGGTCCAACGGCAGCATCTGTAGCTGCCATTTTAGCAGCGGCAAAGCCAGATGATGGAACCCATACATTTAGTCCTGTGTAGGTATCGGGAACACTCATCCAGTTAGCATATACAGTAGCATATGAAGTATTAGCTAATTCAAACTGATGTCTAATAGACCAATAGATGTCAGTATAGAAGTTTTTAGTAGGGTCTTTCTGTACTTTGCTATTTGTACCAGTTACGACTAACTGACGAATTGGATCAGCAATGAATAGAATATCACCTCGACCTCCGTCTTTGGCGGGACCTGCAAATGTAGCAAACTTACTAAATACATTCATGTAAGAAGTTCTTGCAAACGTAGTACTCAAATCACCAGATGTTCTTAACGCTTCAATTGCAGCTGTTGTCTTTGTATCATCAAAGTTTGAACCACTGGCTGATGCAGTCTCCATATAAGTATTAATAGTACCAAGACCAGCTTCAGCTATTATACTAATATCAAACTTACGATCATTACGAATCCGATCAAGAGCACGATCAAGCTTACCTGGAATGTTACCAATTTGCTTTGTTGTAAGATCAACATCACCGTAACTACCTAATGGGGCAAGATTATCAGCTCTTGAAATAAGATTTTCTGTACGATTGGCTGATCCTGATGCAGAGAGAGCAAAGAAATTTCGCGGTAATCCCGATGCACTAGATAAAATTTGACTCTGTGTCACTGCTGCAGATAGTGCATTTGAAAAGACTCGAATCTTATGTTTAGGTGTACCGTCAGCGTTAAGCTGTACTCCTTTAGTAGCATCTGATACAAAAGGATTAACTATAACATCAATATTACGAGACTTCTCTTCAATTGTATCTAAACTAAAATTGACTTGCGCACCACCATTTTCTGAATTACGTTGACGAAATTTGCCAATTGAAGAATTATAACCCTCCTCAAGAAGATAATCAAGTTTATTAGCTTCTTTTGAAAACACTGACTGACGTAATTTAAATACACCAACATTTAGAGCATCATCAAACTCACGTGCTCCGATATCGTATCCTTCAATACGATCTTCCATTACTTGAGAAATCGAACCGTTGGCAGGATTATCGCCAAATTCTGGTGTAGCTGTAAGAGAGAATTCAAATCGTGATGCTGGTACTTCTGTAAATGTTGATGTACCAGTATCAGACGCAGAAGTAGTTACAGTTAAGACATTTCGTACTGATTCAAAACTTGATGCTGGGTTTAACAGAGTATTATCTGTTAACCCAACATAATATCCACTGAATTGATTATCAATTACTGTTTGACCTTTATTGGCAACAATTACCGCTGCACCGCTCAATTCACTGACAGATGATAAAGCGTTGCCTAACCTTGGTGTGTTACCAAAATCAAACAATTGACCGCTTTTAAGTTTTACGTATTGCTCATTGGTAATTTCAAACTGGGTTGGTTGACCTAATACATAAGTACCTGTGCCAGAAAGTTCATATGAGGGTTGGATAGCTTCGGAGACTTCATCATAAACCACTGCTGGATAAGCAAGAACACTTACTTTTGAGCCAAATCCTTGACCAGTACCTCCACCATAAGGAAGACGGTTAACTAGTAGCGATCCGCTAGAGTTAAGAGCAGCGCGTGCTGAGTGATAGAAATATCTTTCTGCTGGGGTCTTTGGAGCACCATAGATTTGTTCGAACTCGGAAATATTTCCAAGTCCAACAACTTCATCAGTTGGTCCTTCTGAGGCAAACCCAGCTATGTAAGTTGTAGTTCCGGTTTGAGCAGTACGTAGCGATAAATCACTTTCACGAATCTCAACACCTGGGGATTGAATTGTCGGTTTAGCCATATCATTATTTATGCTTTTCCGGACAAAAATCTGTAACTATTTTAATTTAGTAGTTAATAAGTTTGGAGTGAATTTGTGAATAGACAAAAGTCATCGATGAAGTAATTTCCTCAGCTGTTCTGTAGTTATATTGTATTTCTCCTAAAGTTACTGGAAAAGCTTTTGTATATGTAAATTCAATACGTTTATTATTAAACTCATCTAAACCGAACAATGTCATATCAGTCTGATAACTTTTAAAATCTTCATCAGTAACTAAATCTGCAGCATCATACAATCCTTCTTTCTCATCATGCATTAAATTAAGCCATTTGTAAAGCACCCAATAATTGTTAAACCCATTGTCAATAGTAAAATCGACTGTAACGGGAGGAAACGGCTCTCTTGCATGAGTTGAGTTATATAAGTTTGAACCAGCGTATGGTATTTGCAATGCTGGAACATCTAAGGTAGGTACAACTGCTCCATAAACAGAAAACTGAAAAGAATCTTCATTAACATTGTATGTCTGCCTATCAGTTTTTGAATCAATCTTACGTAAAGCTGGAGGTACAGAGAAAACAAGAGTAAACTTATCGGCTCTACCTTTATTAAGAAATGATTGATTATTTTGGTTTACAGCCATACTGTTATTTAATCTAGAGTTGTGTGAATCCTTGATCTATTAGATCATAATAATCATCACCCATATCATTATCATCACTATTTGTCATGCCCCAATAAACCGGATTAAGATCTGGACTACCCCCTGTAACTTCATTATCAGTATAAATTGATGTGGGGTCTTCAAATAAGGATACTCCAAAATCTAACGGTTCGATAGTCTTTGGTCGCCCAGTATCATCCTTCTCGATAATTTCAAAGTATTGTTCGCATATTTCGTTATCTAAAATGTAATAACCATACATTAAAGCCATAACTAGATCGTCATGACAACCATGTCTGGCTTTCCAAGTACCGTTTGGATATCGTACAAAGTTTCGAAGCTCATGTAAAGTTTCTTCATCTCGCATGACAATTGATTTAAGATCGTTCATCCAATAACGCATGTTAATAATGCCTCGGTGTTTGGTATTGGTGTGAGCAATCATACCCTGCATACGTTTTTTTCTATGAGCGGCTTTGTTACCATATGAAACTAACTTTGGATAGCTCATATCATATGCAAGCCGATCAACTATTTGAGCGCCACAATTATTACGCTCAACTAATGCTAATGGTGAGCCATAGTTACGAAGAATATTATAAACTTTATTACTAAACTCCATTGGAGAGATTTTATTATTACGATATACAGCTACTTGTCTTACTTCGGCTGGATCAGTAATATCAAGCATTTGAACAATAGAGCTATCCTTTCCTACACCTTCCGCTGTATCAACACCAGCAGCATATATTCTACCCTCTTGCGCTTCTTCCCAAACTTTATAGCAACCATCATCTAGTATAACTTTAGGATCACATATTTGACGCTCCATCATTTCATATAGAGCATCATCAATTGAAGCTTCACCAGAATTAATCCACTCACAACAAAACTCTTGACGCCAAGCTTCATCAGACCCAATCGT